AAAAAAGTCCAACTTATTCATCCGACATCTGATGTTGTAACAACCGATGAACAAGCGGCTTATTGTAACAGTAAAACAATCTCGATCGTAGTTGATGAGTGACGAAAATAATAAATCTTTATTGCCGCCAAATGCGAGCACCTTACTTAGAGATTTAGAAGAAATATTTGGCGATTCTTTTGATCTGCCAACGCTAAATCGTTATGTGGTAAATCCTGATCTTGCGCCAGTTCATATTCTGCCGTGGCTTGCTTGGGCTTTATCAGTTGATGATTGGAGCGATAGTTGGTCAGAGCAAGTTCGCAGAAATGTAATCAAAGCAAGTGTTGAGGTTCATAGAAAAAAAGGAACTATCGGAGCTCTTAAAAAAGCGTTACAAGCCTTCAACTACACCAATGTCAAAGTTGAAGAGTGGTTTGATTATGGTGCTGATCCATATTTTTTCAGAGTATTTTTTGAAGTAAGAGAGCCTGGCTTTGATGTGAATATTTTGCCGCAAGTTCAAAAAGTTATTGAGAGCACCAAGAACGCCAGATCACACCTTGAAAGTCTGAGGGCTTACTTATCAGCAGAAATGGGTTTGGTAAGCATCGGAAGTCTTATTATTTCAAAAGAAGTTACCGCTCTGAATCCGGTTCTTTTTGATCATGATGATGAACTAGAAAACGAATCTCCCGCACCAACTTTGGGAACATTTTTTATCACTAAAGAAATTACTACGATCTATCCTCTAACATGACGCAACAATACTACAGCCTTATCACAAATAATGGTCTGTTGAAGGAAGCGGAAGCAAATGTACCAGGAGGATCGGCAATAGATTTAACGCACATTGCGGTTGGCGATGCTAACGGCACAAGCTACAATCCGACTGGCGCACAAACTGCTTTGGTGCATGAAGTTTATCGCACCACTTTAACTCACGTTGCGATTGATGAAAATAACTCAAATCAGTTAATCGTTGAAGGAGTAATCAACGAAGAAATTGGACCGTTCTATATTCGCGAAGTTGGAATTTTCGACTCAGAAGGTCAGCTTTTTGCAATTGGCAAATATCCTGAAACTTACAAATCCACTTCGGAAAGCGGTTCAGGAAAAAGACTTTATATCAGAATGATTTTGGGGTTCACAAATGCCCCGCAGGTCAATCTGGTTATGTCAGAAGATCTTAATAACGATCCAAATTTTAACACCAATGTTCTGATTTCTTTGGCGCAAAAATTAGCCAAGGCGGCAAATCTTTCGGATGTTGAAGATGAAGAAGAAGCTAGAGCTAATCTAGGTTTAGAAATTGGTGTTAATGTTCAAGCATTCGCTGCAAATCTTGCAGCTCTAGCGGGTCTAACTGGTGCAGCAAAAAAAATTCCTTATTTCACTGGCTCCGGTCAGATGGGATTGGCAGATTTATTTTCTAACAAAAATGCAATCATCAATGGCAACTTCCATATCTGGCAATACGGAACTTCTTTTGTCAGTATAGCCAGCGGATATTCTGCTGATCGATGGAGGTTTGGCAAAGCTGGAACTTCGGGGGTTATCGACATTAGTCGATCAACTGATGTTCCAACTTTTGCTCAAGCTGGAAGAATATTTAACTACTCACTTTTAGTTGATTGTCAAACTGCAGATAACTCTGTAGCTGCTGGTGATGTTGCCTTCGTTGAGCAAAGAATCGAAGGCTATAATTTTGCAAATTTAGCTCAGAAGCAAATCACCCTCTCATTTTGGGTTAAATCAACAAAGGTTGGCACTTCTTGTATTTTTATAACCAACAATGGCAACGACAGAACATGCGTTAAAGAATTTACAATAAACACAAGCGACACATGGGAATTCAAGGTTATTACATTTCCTGCATCTCCTTCTGACGGAAATTGGAATTACACAAATGGCATTGGAGCAAGAGTTGGATTCACTTTAATTTGTGGCTCCACTTATCAAGCCACCGCTGGCGCTTATTCAAATGGAGAATATTACGGATCGGCAAATCAAATCAATCATTACGATAGCACTTCGAATAATTTCAGGATTTGTGGAATTCAATTAGAAGCAGGAAGTGTTGCTACATCATTTGAGCATCGACCTTTTCAAAATGAGTTAGCCCTATGCCAAAGATATTATGAAAAAAGTTATGATCTTGGAACTGTTGCCGGAACAGCATCCACCACTAATGGTTTTATTTCCTCAAGAGCAATAGGTAGCGATATAGACATCAATGTCCCTTTTAAGGTCAGAAAAAGAACCATTCCTTCTGTTACAAACTATAATCCCGTAACTGGAGCTGCAGGTGAAGCAAGAAATGACAGCGCCGGAGCTAATACAGGTTTAGGAGCATTTTTTATAGGAGAAAGCGGATATAATCTTGCTAAAGGTGCTTTATCAAATGCTCAAAAGCTATCGTGGCATTATGTTGCTGACTGTGAACTTTAACAAAAAAATCACTAATTAGTGATCAATGACCCAAGAATATTACAGCATTATAACCAACAGCGGCTTGACAAAACACGCTGCTGCAAGCCTTGGTGGCGATCCGATTGATCTAACCCATCTTGCGGTTGGAGATTCAAACGGCACTTCATACAATCCAGTTGTAACCGCTACAGCTCTTCAAAATGAACGCTACAGAACAACTTTAACTTATGTTGAAATTGATGAAAGCAATCCAAACCAAATAATTGTCGAAGCAATCATTGATGAAACTGTCGGGCCGTTTTATGTGCGTGAAGTAGGAATTTTTGATAGTGATGGCGATCTATTTGCCATCGGAAAATTCCCTGAAACATTCAAAGCAAATCTTCCAAGCGGTTCGGGAAAAAGATTGTATGTGCGAATGATTCTTGGCTTTGCCAGCAGCCCGCAGGTCAATCTTGTTCAGTCTGAAAATTTGAATTATGATCCAAATTTTTCGGAAAATGTTTTTGCCTCTTTAGCAGAAAAATTAGCAAAGGCGGCAAATCTTGCAGATGTTGAAGATGAAGCAGAAGCAAGAAGCAATCTTGGATTAGAGATCGGAGTTAATGTTCAGGCTTTCGCCGCTAATCTTGCTGCTCTTGCAGCATTGGTTGGAGCTAATAATAAACTTCCTTACTTTTCCGGCACTGGCCAGATGGGTTTGACAGATTTGTTTTCAAACAAAAATGTCATCATCAATGGCGATTTCAATATTTGGCAAAGAAACACTTCCTTTACCAACTTTGCAGATGGTGCTTACTGTGCCGACAGATGGACTTACTACAAAAGCGGCACGATGGTTCATGACATCAGTCGTTCAACTGATGTTCCGTCTTTAGCTCAGGCGGGAAGATTATTTAATTACTCACTGCTGATAGATTGCCAAACCATAGATTCCTCAATTGGATCATCTGATTTTTGTGTAATACAGCAAAGAGTCGAAGGCTACAATTGGCTGCCTTTGGCGCAGAAACCAGTCACCTTATCATTTTGGATTAAGGCTACAAAAACTGGCAAATATTGTGTTTCTCTTGGTAATGGTTCGCCCTTCGACAAATCGATAGTAAAAGAATTCACAATTAATGCTTCTGATACTTGGGAATATAAAACGATAACTTTCCCAGCAAGTCCTGCATTAGGAACATGGGATTTTACCAACGGCATAGGAATAAGAGTCAGTATATGTCTTGCCGCCGGTTCTTCTTATCAGGCAACAGCGGATGCATGGCAAAATGCTAATTATTTTGCCACCTCAAATCAGGTTAATGCCTGTGACAGTGCATCTAATAATTTTAGATTGTGCGGGGTTCAACTAGAAGCAGGATCAATTGCCACTCCTTTTGAACAAAGGTCTTTCCAGCATGAATTAATGCTGTGCCAGAGGTATTATCAGTTCGTTTATTCAGGCTCTTCTTTTATCTCAACTGTTCATTCATCGGCTGGAATTGTGTCTGTTAAAGCAAATTTCAGACAACAGATGAGAACATCTCCTACAATAGGACAGACAGGCGTTATCAACGCACAAAATGGCACTGGTTTTAACGCGACTCAATCTTCTCCAAGCATAACTTCTTCATACGCGGGTCAAGATTCGTGCTATGTGATGCTGGGAAACTTTAACACTTCGGGGCAAACAAACAGTATCTCTTGCTCTTGTCCCACTGTTGAAAACAACTCAAATTGCTTAACCTTTAATGCAGAATTATGACAACGATAGAAACAGTTAAAGAAATGCAAAGTTGTTACATTGTTAACAACTGCATTTCTGTTCCAAAAAATTCTGAAAATTCTGATTATCAGAAAATCCAACAATGGATTGAAAATGGTGGAATTGTTGAGCAGGAAGATTTGCTGGCAAAAGCAAAGCTGGGAAAAATAGCAAAAATTAAATCAATCCGCGATCAGAAAAACATTGAACCGATTGGCGATTATCAAGGATTTGTTATTGATGCAGAAGGCAATGTAACCGAACAGGAATCGTTTTTTGTATTTTACACAAATCGTCATCCAACAAATCCCGCTTCCGATCCAGACTCAATCATTTCAAGAGTTATGGATTTAGGAACGATACCATATTTTACCAAAGACCCCGCTGGAAATCAGCTTACAATTCAACTTACTGCTGAACTGGCAATCTCTTTACGCCAAAGAATAACCGAAAGAAATAACAACAATTACAAACTCAGCAGCATGCTTGAAGCTGAAATAAATAGCGCGCAAAGCCAAGAAGAAATCGAAGCAATTAATCTTGAAACATAACGAAATGCTAATGGTCAATGACCCAGCAATATTACAGTATTATAACAAATGCAGGGCTGGTTAAACAAACCGCCGCCAGTAGCCCTGGCGGGTCGCTGATAGAATTAACTCATATCGCAGTTGGAGATGCTAATGGCACAAGTTATAATCCGAATGGCGCTGAGATTGCTCTGGCGCATGAATTATATCGCACCGCTTTAACTCATGTAGCAATTGATGGAGATAATCCAAATCAGCTAATTGTTGAAGGAGTTATTAGTGAAGAGATAGGACCATTCACCATTCGGGAAGTTGGGATTTTTGATTCTGAAGGACAACTTTTTGCCATCGGTAAGTACCCAGAAACTTTTAAATCTACTTCATCAATCGGTTCTGGAAAACGGCTCTATATCAGGATGATTCTTGGCTTTGCCAATGCCCCGCAGGTTGAGATTATTCTTTCTGAAGATCTCAATAACGATCCGAATTTTAATGCGAATGTTATTATTTCCTTATCAGAAAAATTAGCAAAAGCAGAAAACCTTTCCGATGTTGAAGATGTTGAAGAGGCAAGAGAAAATCTTGGTCTAAAAATTGGCACTGATATACAGGCATTTGCAGCAAATCTTGCAGCTTTGGCGGGCTTAGTTGGTGCGGCAAAGAAAGTTCCATACTTTACAGCACCAGGACAAATGGGCTTGTCTGATTTGTATGCATCAAATTCTAATAAAGGCGCATCTTACATAGGTGCTGCTCCAACTTTTAGCTACAACTCAGGCAATACCATCAATGTAAATGCTGGTATTTTTACCTTTTCAGATGGTTCTGGACAAGCTGTAAATTCTTACAGCGGAACTAAAACCATGTCCTCTTGGGCAATGGGAACAGGAAATGGCTCTTTAGATACCGGAACTGTTGCTAACAATACCTGGTACTACGTTTATACGATTTACAACCCAACCAGCGGATCTACGGATTATTTAACTTCTGCTTCGCCGACTTCTCCAACACTTCCTGCTGGCTACACCAAATACCGAAGACTACCTGGTTTCTTTAAGACCAATGGAAGTGCAGCCATCATTGCTTTTAACTTAATTAATCGAACTTGGATCAATAAGACAACCACGGCCGGAGAGCAAGTATTGGTTTCAACAATATCGCAAGTTGGTTCAGCTGGCGCAGTTTCCGGTGTATTTCCAACTGTGGCTAACACCGCAATGGTTGAGCTTGAAATGGGTACAACAGGAGCTGGATTTTCAAGTTTTACAGTTTGGGGAAATTTACAATCAACCCCAACAACCTCATTTCCTTCTAGCGCTGGTTTAAGAGCTTCTAGCGTTGGAACTAACAATGGATTTGGAACAGCAGGCACAGGATTAGTTTTTAACGATAATGGCATTCTGTCATTTCAAAATTTTGACATTGCTGGAGGTGTGAATCCGATCCGAGTCTCGTTGATGGCGGTAACTGACAACTCTAATGTTTAAGCTAAATGACTATCACCTACAAAAACATTCATACTGGAAATTTTGCAGAATTTGGCGGGACACCAGATAAATCTTGGGTTAAAGCTAACAAAAAAGAATCTCAGAATTTCAAAATTGAAGGTCTGAGACTCAAAAAAATTTGTGAAATAAAAGCTATTTGTGACCAGAAAAACGTTGAGCCGATTATTGATTGCAAAGCCTTCGTCATCGGCAAAACAGGTAAAAAAACTAGAAAGAATTCATATTTTCTTTTCTACACAAACAGGCATCAATCAAACCCTTCATCCGACCCTGATTCAATAATTTCCAGAGTAATGAATTTAGGCTCCATGCCTTATTTTACGAAAGATAGAAAAGGAAATAAAATCACAGTCGAACTCACTTCGGAAATTGTTAAAATCTTACACCAAAAAATAACCGAGAGGAACGATGAAAATTTCAAGCGCAGCAATGAAACCGAAGCTGCAATAAAGAACGCAAAAACTGTTGAAGAAATAGAAGCAATTGAATGACCCAAGAATACTACAGCATTATAACCAACACTGGCTTGGCAAAGAATGCTGCTGCGAGCCTCGGAGGTGCGCCAATTGATTTAACTCATCTTGCAATTGGTGATTCAAATGGAACTTCTTACAATCCGCTTGCAACAGCAACTGCCTTACAAAATGAACTTTTCAGAACTTCTGTAACCTATGTTGAGATCGATGAGGAAAATCCAAATCAGGTAATTGTTGAGGCAATAATTGATGAAGGAGTTGGATCGTTTTATGTTCGTGAAGTTGGAATCTTTGATGCTGATGGAGATTTGTTCGCAATCGGAAAATTTCCGGTAACTTTTAAGCCAGCTCTTCCAAGCGGATCGGGAAAAAGATTGTATGTTCGGATGATTCTTGGATTTAGTGGAACGCCGCAAGTCAATTTGGTGTTATCCGACAACCTGAATTACGACCCGAATTTTTCCGAGAATGTTTTTGATGCTTTGGCACAAAAACTTGCTAAAGCACAAAATCTTGCCGATGTAGAAGATGCCTCCGAAGCCAGAAATAATCTTGGATTAGAAATTGGTGCTGATGTTCAAGCATTTGCTGCAAACTTAGCTGCTTTTGCCGCACTCGTTGGTGCAATCAATAAAATTCCTTATTTCACAGGCGCTGGTCAATTGGCATTAGCGGACTTGTTTTCCAACAGAAATATTCTCATCAACGGTGATTTTAATATTTGGCAACGAGGCACTTCTTTTGTAAGTGTTGTTGATCAGCAATATACCGTGGACAGATGGGTTTACAGGAAAATAAACACCACTGCCGTTCATGATATTTCACGATCAACGGATGTTCCAACTGTCGCGCAAGCTGGAAGAAAATTTAATTACTCGGTTTTAATTGATTGCCAGACGATTGATGCCTCTATCAGCTCCACTGATATCGTGGTCTTTTTTCAAAGAATCGAGGGCTATAATTTTTTAGCGATTGCACAAAAAACTTTCACCTTCGGATTTTGGGTAAAAGCCACCAAGACCGGTATCTACTGCGTTTCATTTACCAGCGGCGCTGGGGATTATGGCTATGTTGCCGAATACACCATAAACGCCTCAGATACTTGGGAATATAAAAAGATCACTGTTCCTGCTACACCTAGTGCTGGAGCTTGGAACTATACCAACGGCACTGCATTAAACGCGGTATTTTGTTTGGCTGCTGGCTTCAATTATCAAACCACACCAAACGCCTGGCAAAATGGAGATTTTTCAGCTACTTCAAATCAGGTCAATTCCTGCGACAATGCTGCAAATAATTTTAGAATTTGTGGCGTTCAATTGGAGTCCGGAAGCGTTGCTACACCCTTTGAGCAAAGATCAATTCAACACGAGTTACAACTTTGCCAGAGATATTTTGAAAGAAGCTACAACATAGAAACTCCGACCGGAACTGTAGAAGAAAATCAGGCGGCGTGGGGAAATGTTAATTCTGCTGATACCACTCTGCTTTGTGTAAATGTTGATTTCAAATCCATCAAACGAACGACACCAAGCGTCACAGCTTACAACACATCAACTGGTGCTGCTGGATCATTTATCGCAGGCTCTACATCCAAAAATGTTTCCACAGTGGTGGGAGGCACGAAAGGAATAGGACGTCTCTACGCTACCAGTGGTATGACGGCGGGAGTTTATGCGAGATTCCATTGGGTAGCTGATGCTGAATTATGATTACAACCTTCTGAATAATTTTTTCCTAATAACAAAAAAATAAAACTTATGACCGAGCAATTTCTACACGGCGTAGAAATCATCGAAATAGATGATGGTGCGCGCCCTATACAAACAGTTAAATCTTCAGTAATCGGACTTGTTGGAACGGCTTCCAAAGGACCGGTTAACACTCCAACTTTGATTCTTGGTTCGCCGTCAGAAGCAGTTACGATTTTTGGTTCTGATGCCAATTTCAGTATTCCATCGGCTTTGGATGCAATCTTCAAACAGACTGGCGCGATGGTTGTGGTAATCAATGTTGCCGATCCCGATAACTCAGCTCACAAAACTTCCGGAGTTCTTGATCCAACTAAAATCACTATAAGCGATATTGTTGGCGGTGTTGATTCGGAGACTGGTAAATACAAAGGCGTTTCTGCACTTCTTGCTTCACAATCAGAAGTCGCCGTAACACCAAGAATTTTGATTGCGCCAGGATTTACTCATCAAACACCTCTTGATGAAGATGACGAGCCCGTTGCAAATCCAGTTGTTGCAGAACTTTTAACTGTTGCCGAAAGACTCCGAGCAATAATTGTCGCTGACTGTCCAAACACCAACAAAACCGATGCAGTTCATTATCGCGAAGATTGGGGAAGCTCAAGAATTTATCCTACTTTTCCGTGGGTAAAAATTTTAAACACTGCCAATAACACGATAGTTGAAAAACCTTCTTCAGGGAGAATAGCTGGCCTCATTGCTAAGTCAGATAATGAGCGCGGCTTTTGGTGGTCGCCATCAAATATGGTGATCAACGGTATTGTTGGAATTTCCAAGCCGATTGATTTTGCTTTAGGTGATACAAACTGCACCGCAAATTTTCTCAATGAAAACGATATTGCCACCATCATTCAGCAAGATGGTTTCAGGTTGTGGGGAAATAGAACGGCTTCAGCTGATCCAAAATGGATGTTCTTACAAACAAGAAGAACAGCGGACATGATCAATGATTCGCTTCTGAAAGCGCATTTGTGGGCGGTAGATCGCAATATCACAAAAACTTACATCGAAGATGTTTTGGAAGGAGTTAACAACTATCTGCGTTATTTGAAAAGCATCGGTGCAATCATTGATGGTAAGGCATTTATTAATCCTGAACTCAACACTCCTGATCAAATCGCTCAGGGTAAAATCACTTTCGATTTTGACTTCACTCCACCTTATCCAGCAGAGCACATCACATTCCGCTCAAGAATGACTGATGAGTATCTTGAGGAGCTTTTTTCTAACTAAAACAACAAGCAAACATGATTCCTAAAATTTTAAAGAACTTCAATTTGTTCATCGATGGCCGTGGCTATGTGGGCAAAGTTGAAGAGGTAAATCCGCCAAAATTAAACATCAAAACCGAAGAGTTCCGTGCCGGCGGCATGGACTCTCCGGTGATGGTTGATATGGGTGTCGAAAAACTCGAAGGCTCGTTCACGCTTCTTGAGTATGACAAAGATGTTTTGAAGCAATTTGGTCTGGTTAGTGGCAATGCCGTTGCTGTAACCATTCGTGGCGCTTTACAAGACGACACCACAGTCTCACCGATCATCATCAAACTGCGCGGTATGTATACCGAAATGGACATGGGAAAAATATCTGCAGGAGAAAAAGGAACGCTG